GGAGTACGCATCGGAGTTGCAGCAGAGACGACTAGAGGCCACGATGAGCGTTGGTTTAAAGATTTAGCCAGAACTATTATCAAACTATTGAGAGATTAACAATGTTAGAAACAATCTGTGACATCCTAGTGGATGCATATAAACGCAACTGGATCACTAGTCGAGACGGCAACATCTCGATTAGACATCATGATCGCGACCACTTTTACATTACACCTAGTGGGGTTCGCAAACAAACATTACAGCCGGATCAGTTCAAGAAGCTGCTGATAAACGGAGAACAGTGGGAAGACATGCCCTACACTACTATCAGTAAGAACCTAATACCAAGTGGTGAAGTGCCTTTACACTTTGGATTGCAAAAGCAACTGGGTCAGCACAAAGATGATATTCGCGTGATTGTTCACCTTCATCCTACTTACTGTGTTGCAGCAATGCATGCCGGAATAGAACTAAGTGAACTAGTCAAACATTTTCCTGAACTAAGTAGATATACTACAGTTGGTAAAAATGTCGGGGAAGTTCCTCCTATTAGTCAGCATCTTGCCGATGAATGTTTTAAGTCCTTTAATCTTGACGCCGACGGTAATATCGACTATGATATAATTGGAATCAAGGGCCATGGTGTTGTCGCAATTGCTAACACACCATGGAGAGCCTATGAACACATTGAGCGGTTAGAACATATCTGCCATATCGTACTTGCTAGTGGGAATTATTAATGTCTAAAGATCAATATAATATAAGCGAAGTCCCTAACTATCTAAAACGAAAGATGTTTTTGGATGGGGTAGTGACTGTTCAGCGATTTGAAGAATACCGCCAGCCCAAACTTGCAAAGTTTGAGGAAATGCAACGTGGATTCTTTTGGATTTCCGAAGAAATTAACTTATCTAAGGATGCGAACGACTTCAAGGAAGCAAGTGATACGGTACGCCATATTTTCACTAGTAACTTACTAAGGCAAACCGCACTTGATAGTATTCAGGGCCGCGCACCGGTTCAAATCTTTTCACCCGTTGCGTCAATTCCGGAGCTAGAGTCATTGGTATTGATATGGTCGTCGTTTGAAACTAACATTCACTCGCGCGCATATTCACACATTATCCGTAACATCTACAATGTGCCAAAAGAAGTATTCAATACGATTCACGATACCAAAGAGATCATCGATATGGCTGCTAGTGTAGGTGACTATTACGAGAGATTGCATATTCTTAATTGCAAGAAAGAACTTGGTATTGAAGTACCAGAGCAAGAACATATCAATGCAATTTGGTTAGCACTTCATGCGTCATACGCGCTTGAAGCTTTCCGCTTCATGGTTTCGTTTGCTACTTCACTTGCAATGGTAGAGAACAAGATTTTTATGGGCAATGGCGCAATTATTTCATTAATACTAAATGATGAGTTGCTTCACAAAGAGTGGACGGCATGGATGATCAATCAGGTTGTCAAAGAAGATAGTCGTTTTGTTATTGCTAAGACAGAATGTGAACAAGAAGTCCGCAAGATTTATGAAGATGTCATTCGTGAAGAAAAAGAATGGGCTATGTATCTTTTCAAGAAGGGCCCGGTAATCGGCCTCAACGAGCGCATCATGATTGATTTCGTAGACTTCAATGCGGTAGATGCACTTAAGCAGATTGGAATCAAGTACTGGAACCCATCTTCAAAGACGACTCCTATTCCCTGGTTTAATAAGCATATGGACACTTCCAAGAAGCAGTCGGCCCTGCAAGAAGCAGAATCGGTTAGTTATGTTATTGGAGCTATGACGGCTGAGTTAGATTATGACCAATTGCCAAATTTGTGACCGTAGTTATTAAAATGTCGCCGTTAATATTACGATAAGTATTGATGTATAAGGAGAAAAAATGAACGCAATTATCTGGTCACGAGACAACTGTCCTTACTGTATACAGGCTAAAACACTTCTAGAACAGAAGGGCATCGAGTATGAAGAACGAAAGATTGGGGAAGGCTATACTAGAGAAGATTTATTAGAAGTGGCGCCGCGCGCCCGAACCGTACCGCAGATTTTCCTTAATGGTGAACTGATCGGCGGATTCACAGAACTTAGAGCTAAATTTTTAGCAGAAGCAGCATAAAGGAAATATATTATGAAAATCACGGTCGGGGATGTATGGACATTCAAGATGAATAGCGGTGAAGAAATTATCGCTAAAGTAAGTAAAGTAGAAGACACTGAAGTCCTTTTACATCAACCGGTTTCGGTCGCTCCGGGACCTCAAGGACTAGGATTAGTTCCCAGTCTGTTTACTGCAGGAGTAAAGGCCGAAGTAAGACTAAACACTAGTAATATCGCTTTTTATGCGTTGACGGACGACAGTATCAAGGCAAAGTACATCGAAGCAACAACTGGATTAGTGGTGCCTGACAAAAAACTCATACTTGGCTAGTGGATAGAGTAAAAGCATATGGCAGAAACAGGAAAACAGAGCCCATTAGGAATGAACGTATTCGGTCAGTTCCTAAGTAATATTGGACTAAACGTTAATCCGGTCGCTGCATCGTATATGGGCGCGAGTAAAACTAATGCTTCTTATACACCCGGATCTTTGATCAATCATACAGTATTGCGTTGTTTGACATATGCGATCAACGACGCCTATCTGAGAGGGGAACCGGGAAATCCTATAAAAACAGCAACGTTGGCAAATTGCATCATTAGTGGAGCAGGATCACCGAGCGGAGACATACTTCAAGTTGGGTCGGTGACTTCGGGCAAGGAAGGTAAGATCGAGTTAGGAATGACGCTCAGTGGTACCGGAGTAACTCCCGGTACCACTATTATCGGCAACCTAAGTAATAGTGACGGCACAACTAGTGGAAGTAGATGGCTATTAAGTACTAGTTCGACAGTCAGCACCCCTACTCCGATGGTCGCGACTTTTACTCCCGGCAATACTACAATAACAAATGATACGTATGATCAATTGATCTCTATCGGCAGTGGCACACTTCCAGTATTAGGCAACGCTAAACCACCTACATATGTCGCAGAAGATCCTGCAGGCATCTGGACAACCGCAGCAGTAAATTATGGAATTCAAAACGGATATCCGTCGGCATTGCCAGGACCAGCAACGTCCGGATATGGAATAGAAGGAATAACCCTTCAAGGACAGTCAGCTACTTGGCTTCCGTATAACACTACCAATCCAAACATATCAGTAACACAATGGGGGTATCTAAGACTTCACGCGTTGCAGGCGTGGAACGAGTTTAATTGGAACAGCGATGAGCCGACAGCAGCTAATCCAAATTATTCAGAGTTCACAAATTCGTTCTCTCAAATATCAGGGTGGATCACTCAAGAAAATCAAACAATTTCTATTGCTAGTAACTCTGCTCAGTTCCTTGACGGCGTGTACAGCAATATGAATGATTTGATGACAGGAGACATTGCCGGTGTCAACCTCTCATCATTCGAGTTTGGCACTGACTTGATCAATCTAGGTAAAGTTATCGACTTGCAGGATATTGAATCGTTTGGATTACCTTCTAACTTGTTGAAGGCAATCACTACGGCTGGCGCCCTAACTAAAGATTTGAGCTTAGCTTTATTAGCAGCGGGTCTAGACATCAACGAGATTCAAGATATCTCTGATGGTACTATTATTACTCCTACTAAACTTCAAGAACAAAAGATTTACGGTGCGTACTTGATCATAACTGGACAAAATTTAATTGATGTGCTAGCGCCGCTACAATGCAAGACTCTTGGGTTGACTGCGTTATCAGACTTGCTAGATGTCAAGATGATGTTTCCTATCAGTTATGCTGCGATGACTGTTCCTATATACAATGCCGATGTAGTCCCTACGAATAGTAAGACCTACTATCTATTGTACGTCGACGGCGCGATCAATATGGCATTGGACACCCCTACTATGAGAACATATGTTGGAATTCAAATTCCAACTAGTGTTCCTTCTACATACGAGAGAGCATTAAATTCAACTAACTACAACGATGTTCCGATTGGATTCGGCGCATATCTCAGAGATATCATACCTCTCGATCAGGCGATAGCAGCAGGAGCTTGGTCTTTTGCGATGCGCCAGGTTCGTAACATCAAGTTTACTGATATCAATCGATTGGGCAAAGCGATCCAAGGATTAGAAAACAACGCTAATCTTCCGTTGACTGCAGGCACTAGCAAACCAACTGCACAAATATCAACCGACGCCGCCAATTCAATTACTGCGTTAGGCAGCGGCCCCAATGGCACATATACGATGTCTGATGCATTCGGATGTCTGACAGGCTTACCTTATCCCTGGGAATTACTGCAAAATAGAATACAAAATGTAAGCACAACCAAACTACATAATATCTACCGAGAAAACTATCTAGCTACCACATGGAGTGAAGCGCAGGTTACGATAGACTGTGCGACCAGGACTGTTGGTCCTACCACATATTATAGTATAATCGGAATTACAGTTACTGATCCTGGCGGCGGATATGGGCGAGGAAATGCCCCAGTCCCTTCTATTACTATTTCGGGAGGTTCGGGTGCTACTGCAATCGTCTCGATCGGGACAGATGATATGGACATGACAACTTTTGGTAAAGTAACCACAGTAAGAATAAGTTCTTCCGGTATTGAAACTACGTCATTGCCGACTGCTACGATTGAAGCTCCCCCGATTGGGGCATTACCCGTAACCGTGACAGGGGAAATTGCCACCGGAGGCACGAATACCATATCAGGTACCGTAGCATGGCCCGATCCTATGAATAGTGTCGTTCAAGGTTATGTCTCACAAGCAAATGCCGAGATTTCTTCGATCTATCAAAATAATATAGAGCAAAGCGTGTACTTGAATGCATACTGGGATATATGTGGTGCTCAACTAAAACGGGAGCAACGTACTCGCTATAAGGCATTAACTCCGGTGTCGATCCCAAAGAATTACTTCTCAACATCCTACCCAAACCAATTGTCTAACTTTGTAGACACGCTTCCTGCAGCAGCGCAAGACACCAGACCGCACATGACTGTGCAAACATTGGAAGCACTTGCCGACTTGAACACCGTCGGTGGACAAAGTTTAGTTGCAATGATGCGAGAATCCAGAAATCAAACTAGACTCGCATTGGCAGGACTTGAACTAGATAATTCTATTCCGGACACTCCAACTTCAGATAGTCAGAAAGCAGTTACCACGAACGGAACAATCGGAGGTGCAGTTGATGGCATCACTAATCTAACTACAGGGACAGACTATACGATACCATCATGGCCCGGTAATATTGATGACGGTGGAAATGTATTAACTCCTTCCCCGATCGGAACATATAATCCTGATTTACCGAAATATCAACCCACTGCAGGCACTGCACCCGGTGATATCACTGGACCATTGCTAGGGGCCGACCCCAATCCTTCTTCTGGTCCACGCGTACCTATAGGCCCTACTACTGAAATATTGTCACCGATAACATTAGTTCCGTTTATTAAACCCGCACCCGAATACGATCCTGTTAATCTTCCACCAAATCTTGATCCTAGATTTATAACGAGTACGATACTACCTGCAACATTGTCGATCCCCGAAGCGATTGATCATGTAATTAACTGCAACTGTGATTGCTGGATCAACTAAATTTTTGATACTTTTGTTTTCTACATAACTATTGATAGAGGATTTATATACAGTGACATATCTATTTACCAGTGAAAGCGTTTCCGAAGGTCACCCAGATAAAGTTGCTGATGCCATTAGTGACGGCATCCTAGATATGATAATGGCAAATAGAGATACTTCACTAAGATGTGCGTGTGAGACATTGGTTACTACTGATCAGGTAGTTGTCGCAGGTGAGTTTAAGGGCGAGATAGATAGCCTTGATTTAGAATATATGGTTAGGCGTGTCGTAAAGAACATTGGGTATGAACAAGAGGGGTTTCATTGGAAAACCCTCAACGTCACTAATTTTATGCACGAGCAAAGTTCGGACATTGCTTTAGGCACTGACAATTTCGGCGCCGGAGATCAAGGTTTGATGTTCGGATATGCATGTAAAGAAACTGAAAATTTTATGCCGGCTCCTATCTATTATTCACATAGGATTGTAGAAGCATTGTCCCAGGTTCGCCGCTCTAATGAAGGCACGTGGTTAGGCCCCGATGCTAAAAGTCAGGTAACGGTAGAATACAATGATGACAGCACAGTAAGTCGCATCGCGAAAATTGTATGCTCATCACAACATCATGCCGACATCAACATTGCATTAGTTAGAGCTAGCATCGAAGCGATTATCCGTGCAGTGATTCCTGCTAATCTAGTTGACAATAATACTGAATTTTTGATTAATCCAACCGGACGCTTTGTGATAGGCGGCCCCGTTGGAGATACCGGATTAACTGGTCGCAAGATTATAGTTGATACATACGGCGGCTCATCTCCCCATGGCGGCGGCGCATTCTCTGGTAAAGACCCTACCAAAGTAGATAGGTCAGCAGCATACATGGCTAGATATCTCGCAAAAAATCTAGTTGCTTCTGGTAAAGCAGAGTGGGCTACGGTACAACTCAGTTATGCAATTGGAATGGTAAATCCTACTAGTGTGTATGTCGAAAGTGATAGGGACAGCAGAGACTTGACTGAATGGATCATCAAGAATGTCGACCTAACTCCAAAAGGCATAATCGACCGATTCGACCTGTTTTCTCCGATCTATAGCAGTACTACTAACTATGGTCACTTCGGAAAAAGCTATCTGCCTTGGGAAAAAATCAACCTTTTCTAACTTTTTCGGTTGACATTAGTTGCCCGTTTTGTTATATTGAATTATAGATAGCAACGGAGACACGACATGGGTTATCAAGTTTTGAACATTTCTCAAGATTTCCGTTCTAAGTATCAGGCCCGCAAGGGCCTTGAAGGTCCCTTTTTCTACCCAAACGGTCGAGTGAGTTACTACGATCCAAAGGAAGGTGCCTACTACGATCCAACTACTGACTTCTATCTCTCGCATGAAGAAGCTGCTGAGCTTCAGAATTCGGTGTTTGATGCCATCAGGGGCAAATAAATGTTTGTATTGTATGACAACGAAATGAATCAATACATGTATCCCTGGCGGGCTAATCCATATACTTCAAATTTGCAACAAGCTAAACAGTACATCCGCCGCCATGCTGCGATTGAAGCGGGCGCGTTGCAAAACGTTACTCGCTCTCTTCCTCCGGGATATTCTGCTCCGAATAAGCATTATCAAAATCGTCCTCAAGTCGAAGTACGAGAGATAGACTCTCACGGTAATATTCTTAGCACAATTGTTCCTCCCCCATCATGGATTAGTGTATAACAGCTTGACTTTATTTTTGATATAGTCTATATTGAATTATAGATCGAAATAAGGAATATGTCATGAACTATGATTTCCCCAGGATCACTAACATATCTGATGTTTTGCCGGCGATTGAAGGTCGTGCCGAATTTACAGTAGCCCAGAAAGAAGGCTACACGGTCATCAACTATAACGTGATGTTCGAGGATACGTTTCCGGAAGTAATCCACTATGGTGATCTTCGCGCAAACCATGATCACTATGAAATAGAGAACTTTAACGCTCGTGTTCGGCGTGAGTGCCGCGGCATCATCTTTGATGCGGAGACTGGTGATATAATCCGTCGTCCGTTCCATAAGTTCTTCAATGTCAACGAGCGTACTGAAACGCAAGATCACATCGTTGACTTGTCGCAGCCGCACGTTATCCTTGAGAAGCTGGACGGGTCTATGATCGTTCCTTTCCTGCTCAACGGCGAGATCCGCTGGGGCACCAAGATGGGGCTGACTGATGTGGCTGCTCCGGTTGAAGAGTTCGTTAAGAATTCCAATATTGAATACGTGGATTATGCTCGCGATCTTTTGGAGTTGGGCTTTTGCCCGATTTTCGAATGGTGCTCGCGCAAGCAAAAGATTGTTCTTGACTACGGCCAAGAAGATCAACTGATCCTTACCGCGGTCCGAGAAATCAAGACCGGCAAATATATGCCTCTCAACTATTATAATCGAGGGTTGTATGACATCCCCGAAGTTCGAGGCTTCGATCCCATTACGGATATGAAGGCTTTCCTCGAGTATGTTTCGACGCTCACTGACGTTGAAGGTTTTGTTATTCGCTTCGCTGATGGTCATATGGCCAAGGTGAAGTGTCATTGGTACCTTCAGATTCATAAGGCTAAGGAAGCTATCCTGCAGGATCGCAACATTGTCGAACTGATTCTTGAGGAACATCTTGATGATGTCAAGGCGCATCTTATCGATGAAGATCGTGTTCGTATCACTAAGTTCGAATCTGATTTTAACAACGCAGTCTATCGGGTAGTTGATAAGATCCAAGCTGACCATCTTGCACTGAAAGTTGCTGGTATGGATCGAAAAGCGTTTGCTCTTAATGAAGCACAGAAGCATGACGCATTCGTCCGCCCGATCCTTTTCAGAATCTTCGATGAGTATACTCTGCCGAATATCCTTCCTCTAGTGCATAATATGATTCGCAACAACCTGACCAAGACCGCACGGTATGAAGAAATTCGTGATGCGTGGTTCCCTGACGTAAAATACAACAGCTAATTAACCTCAAAGGAAAAGAGAATGAGCGAGAATATTTTTATCCCTACTGTAAATCAAGGCTACGTTCGTACCATCGAAGGACGAATCGGCAGTTTGAAGATCAACAAGCCTGAAGGTTACATCGGAGAAATCAAGTATATGGAACATGCTCTCAAAGATGTGATCAATCGAATGGAACCAGGAGAACTAGCCAATCTTCGTAGTTATCAGAATATAGTGATGACTCCTAAGGAGATCGAAGAAGAACGGGTCCGTGTTAATAAGGCGATGGCAGAAAATCGCGATAAGCCTAGTATCTAGTTACGATTTCGGTTGACTTCATATCCGTCTCTTGCTATTATGAATCATAGACAATCAATCGGAAAAAGCAATGCTTGATACTCAAGCTGAGATGTGGGCGGTTCTTTGTGAACCGCCCGAGCAGTTCAACGACCTGATACGCCATTTCGATACGGTAGAATTCAAGAAAAAGTTCAACAGTACTTCGTTTACTTGGAATACCATCGATCCAGATGAAGTGATGCGCAAGTTTCGTATCGCGTGTATCGAATATGCCATGGCTGCGGCGGAAATCAAGGTTGTGTCGATCCCAATTCCTGATTACTGGCAAACGGTAAAAGATGCCTGTCAACAGGTCATCGATGCCTTGAATGGTAATGGTGATTTGGTTGATGCTCGTGCCGCTGCTGCTCATGCTGCTGGTGCTGCTGCTAGTACTGCTGCTGCTAGTGTTGCTGATACTGCTTATTATGCTGCTCGCGATGCATCACTTGCTTTGGTGCCCGCTCCCGCGCGCGATTCATTCACGACGTTCCGCAACCCCTATCCTACCACTGCTTATGCTGCTGTTAACGCTAACACTGCCGCTGCCGAAGCTGACCTATTTGAAATCTTTATCAACATTATTTTGTCCGAATACGAAAATAAAAGGTTGACATCAGATGCCCCTTTTGCTACATTGAATTATAGAAACGATTCAAAAGGAATGAACATGTCTCGCGTCCTCGTTAAGTCCGGTGAATACCGTAACTATCCCGTAATCGATGCGAGTTTCGAACTCGTTAAGGGTTTTCAAATCGGTGCAAAGGGTGGATACATTACTGTGAAGAACGGCGGATTTTTTCCCGTGGCTATCGAAGACATCAAGATCAAGGTCAACGGTCCTGACGATTTTGAGATCGACGGAGAACCGATCGCTGCTGAAGTCAAGGCAGAGGAAACTGACGAAGAAGCGATGAACCGTATTGCTACTCGGTTCGAGATCCTCGACGAGATGTCGACGGCCTGCATTAACGGTGACATCCGTGCGATGATCGTTTCGGGACCGCCGGGAGTCGGCAAGTCGTTTGGTGTCGAGACCCAGCTTGAAAAGGCTTCGATGTTTGATAAGATCGCAGGCAATCGTATTCGGTATCAAGTTGTCAAGGGTGCGATGACTGCTCTTGGTCTCTATACCCAGCTGTACAAGTATAGTGACAAGAAGAACATCTTGGTTTTCGACGACTGTGATAGTGTGTTCATGGATGATCTCGCGTTGAACATCCTGAAGGCGGCTCTTGACAGCGGCAAGCGTCGTAAGATTTGTTGGAATTCGGATTCTCGCTTGCTGCGTGAAGAAGGCATTCCCAATAGCTTCAACTTTAATGGCTCGTGCATCTTTATCACGAACCTTAAGTTCGACAATATCAAGTCTAAGCGTCTGCAAGATCACCTTGAAGCCCTTCAGTCTCGTTGTCACTTCCTCGATCTGACGATTGATACTGCTCGTGACATGATGCTTAGGATCCGTCAGGTTGATCGTGATGCTACTGGCGGCCTGTTCAGTGATTATAACTTCCAAAATAATGAAGGTGAACAAGTACTCGCATATATGGAAGCGAACAACAATAAGCTGCGTGAATTGTCTATCCGTATGGCTCTCAAGATCGCTGATCTTATCAAGATGTCCCCGAAGAACTGGGCCAATCTCGCTCAAAGTACTTGCATGAAGCGTGGGTAGTCTTTAAAAATACTAACTACTTAAATTAGGGGGCATTTGCCCCCTAATTTTTTACCGATATAGTTGACTTGTTGTACTACAATGATATACAATAATAGAATGAAGAACAAAGAGCAGCTTTTGTATTTTTTCCTCAGTGGAAAAATTTCGTTGAGCCAGTATGATTATAAGTTCATGACCAACCTGCAAACAATTATCGGTAACACGCAACGAATCACTTCTAATCAAGCAATGTTGTTTGACAATCTTATTAGTAAATATAAAAAACAGTTAACTAAGACAGGTTATATCAAAGAAGAACTTAAAAAACTTCCATGGAATGCCTCTCTCGTAGAGAGTACAGTAGAATATACCGGAGCGTTCGTTTCTACTATAGACGGTGAACTTCAAATCAGAGTCCCCTTTAATAAAGCGTTTATTGCCAAATTCAGAGAGATCCCAGACAATTCTTTTGAATGGAGCAAAGATTCCAAAGTTTACCGGGCCCCCTTCTCTACTACTGCATTTAAAATCGCACATCATACTCTTCCTAAATACTTCAGTAATGTTAGCTATAGCAACGATCTTTCGGCTATACTAGACAAGTTATCTTATTATGATAGCGCGACCGTATGGGAACCCACACTGTTCGATCACAACGGATACCTTTTCATCGCTGCGTCCAATCATGTTGTTCACGAATTGTTACAGGACGTCGAACTTAAATTGGATATGAAAACACTATATCTGCTATCACAATATGGAATTAAAGTAGATTCAAAAATTACAGATAATCGCCCGGAACTTAAGTTTGCATCAGAATTTATCACTGAAGTAGACCTAGATGATATGGCACACGCAGTCCAGTGGCTAGTAGACATTGGTTGTGCTAATGTGACCTTAGGGCAGGGTATGGCATATGGCAGCGGTCGAACCATCAGAAATCAGATTCTCAGTAAACTAAATGAACACTATATTTCGAGTGTTGTGTTAGACAATTATTCAGGTAATAATCTTGTCCAAATACAAAACGTTACTCATATCTTTGGGCTTGCACCAAAGATAACTAAATGCATTATCTTAAAAAATTCGAGGCCGATAGATATCACATGAAACTAGCAAAAATCATAATAAAAGACGAAGTGAATGTATCCGTCACCGGACTAGACCTCGATGTCCGAAAGTTTTTACATAAAAAGTTTGAATTCGAGAAACCGGGGGCGCGATATCTTCCTGCAGTCCGATTGGGTCGATGGAACGGCAAGATCAGTTATTTCTCACTTGCTGGTAGTACATATATGAATCTGCTCGATCAAATTATCCCGATCTTGATCGACTATGATTATCAAATTGAACTAGATGATCGTAGACTTCTACATCCAGAATTCATGTTTGAGAAGGTAACAGAAGAGACTTTCTCGGGTATCTCGTGGCCTGAAGGTCACGAACGCGCAGGTCAACCCGTAATATTGCGCGATTACCAGATTGAGATCGTAAACAATTTCTTGGAGAACACTCAATCACTTCAAGAGGCCGCGACTGGGGCGGGCAAGACTCTTGTGACTGCTGCTCTATCTAAGTCTGTAGAGCATCTAGGACGTTCTCTTGTGATCGTCCCTAACAAGAGCCTAGTGGTACAGACAGAAGCAGATTATATCAATCTAGGACTTGACGTAGGAGTGTATTTCGGTGATCGTAAGGATTATGGTAAGACACATACTATTTGTACTTGGCAGTCGCTAAATAACCTTTTCAAAAACAAAGCAGATGCAGGAGAAGAAGAATCCGATGAATTTTTCTTTGAAGATATTGTCTGTGTTATGGTTGATGAAGTGCACCAAGCTAAAGCTGAGGTACTTAAGACAATGCTAACTGGTGTATTCAGTAATATCCCCATTCGCTGGGGTCTAACAGGTACGATTCCCAAAGAACCGATGGATCAGATGTCTATCCTAGTTTCGTTGGGTCCAGTCACTAGTAAGTTGGCAGCAAGTGAATTGCAAGACAGGGGTGTCCTTGCTAGATGTCACGTGAACATCGTTCAACTTAAGGATAAAGTAGAATTTACAAACTATCAATCTGAATTGAAATATCTATTGGAAGATTCTAATCGACTAGACAAGATAGCGGAATTGATTCAAAAGGTAAACGAGACAGGAAATACATTAGTTCTAGTTGATCGAGTCAATGCGGGCAAAGAGCTTGCTAGTAGATTATCTAATTCAGTGGTTGTTAACGGCAGCACTAAGCTTACTGAAAGGAAAGAAGAATATGATGAAATTGCCATCAGTGACGATAAGATATTAATCTGCACTTACGGCGTAGCGGCAGTAGGTATTAATGTTCCTAGACTGTTCAATGTAGTACTAATCGAACCAGGCAAATCATTTGTCCGAGTTATTCAATCGATCGGCCGAGGACTTCGTAAGGCATCAGACAAAGATTTTGTGCAAATTTGGGACATCACCTCAACCTGTAAGTTTGCAAAAAGGCACCTTACTCAAAGAAAAGCTTTCTACAAGGATGCACAGTATCCTACCTCTGTAGAAAAGTTAGAGTATTGATCTTTTTTAAATTGGACTATTAATGTGTTGACTTTTTATAACAGAAATGATATGATAATAATATGAAAAGACATATTGGAGAAAAACCCTGCGCATCTTAACGTTAGAAAATCAATACTATGATCTAGAGACCCTTCCCGAAGAAGTAGACGACTTGAGGTTTGCGATTCTAGATAACTCCGTACCGTCGAATGTGGATTATCATTACATTCCATTGATCTTTCTAGAGTCATTCAATTCTCCTGCACTCGTGCTAAAGATCGGAAATAGAACAATCAAGATGCCGGTTGATTGGCAAGTTCTTATTGGTGAACAGGAACACGGAGACTTAGAAACACTTCCTCTTTCTAGTCTGAATGACAGGGGATTCAATGCGTTTGAGTTCAACCCCCTATCGTCATTTGCCCCCACGTTTCAACCGATCGAAATTCTCGACATATATTCTGATGTCACTTGGTATGCGCCTAGGCTTAAGAACGGACAATTTTTGTGTGTCCCGTTAGATGATACCCCTAAACCTCGTTGCGTTTACTTTGTAAAAGAAATCAGCAGAAACTGTGAAGTCGTAGATTACGGGAATGCTTGGTGACATATTCTAATAACACAACGATAGTAATAACAGGACACAATAATGGTTAATTTAGAAGTAGTAGCGAAGTTTCAAAAGCAACACAAGCATTCGGATATCAACGGGGTGATTAGAACGATGTATCCAAATATAAAAATCACGTTACGCAAGACATCTTACAAGAGGAGAGATACGCATGAAGTATAGAATCGAAATTACCGGCTGCGGCGGAGAAGCTCTAATCGGCAAAGTCAATCGCGAATTTTACAATCGCTTCATCGATGATTCACTGGACATAGCTGACTATGTTTGGAACGAAGACTTCTTCACTGAAAATGAAGATGTTGTTATTCCAGAAGATATCCGTCCTTTTGAGCCTGGTGAATGGACCGAAGGCGCCTATATCGTACATGAATACGGAGTACCTGTAGATTCTCTTTACGTGACGGTGACACGAAGTGATGAAGTGATCCTAGATAACATAGGGTCTTCGGTGTTATCTAATATCGGTGCGACATTCGAATCAGTAGAAGAATTCTTTACGGATGAATTGCTTGAAGATGGGGATACCCACATCGCTATACAGTTGCAGGAGAAAGGGTTTTTCCAAAGCTATGAGTTCGACGCAGATAGTTTTAATCCTAACAGGTTGACATTTCAAATGAGTAGTATTGACGGCTGGGACCTAGTAACTAGTATAATCTATGATGACCAAGAGCTAGAAGAATTGGGAGAGTTGTCAACCGTAGCCGGCCCAATAGGTCTAAGCGACGCCTGGCTTGGAAAAGTAGAAAAGGAAAATGAAAATGAAATGGTTTAGCAAACTGCTTAATAAAAAAAACGAAAATCATATTTACGCACTGAATTCGAAGAGGCAAGAACCTAAACTCTACATAGATGCTAAATCCTCGATTAGTTTTGCAATTTATCCAGCAAACGGGGGATATGTAGTAGAACATTCGTTGCGAAGACGACATGCAGATTCCGATGGCACCACGCTGACATTGGTTAATCGGGAAGAAGATTTAGGAACTGCTATAGCTCATATCATTACATTAGAGTCATTAAAAGCATGAAGAAGCCACATCCATTTGCCGATGTTCCAGTCGCAAGAATACAGCTAGAACCAGACACGACGGACAAAGTTCATTATTTTCATCGGCTACACCGTTCTCCTGTGGGACAATCTATCGTTAGACAACAGTTTCTTATTGCTGAGTTGACGATCCCGGATTATAAACTAGAAGAAGCTATCGACAAGGTTCGGGCTGATTGTGCTAATCATTGGTACAATAGTATTATGGATGCGTCGATTTATGTGATATCATACAACAATAAACACCTAGTACTTCCTCATCCTCAAGCAATGTAAGAATGGCAAAAGAAAAACTACCAGCAGAACTTCAACTAGCAGACCAGGCTGTCAACTTGTTTGATGTTCTTGCTGCCCTAGATCGTAAAGATTACAACTATTATAAAAATCTAAGCGAGACCCAAAAAAAAGGTATTAGTTTTTATATACTAGTGCAGTGGATGAGTACTATCAAAGGTAATAAAGATACCCAATCTTATTATCTTCGAAGCACGGACTACCATGCCAATAAGTATCTATTTAACGAAAATGTACAGAAGCATCCGCACTTAGTGTGGTTGATGTTGTGTGCTGCAAGCCCAGGAATAGGTAAACAGTTTCATCAATGGATTCCGCAGATCAAAGACCGTGTCAGTAAACTAAAAGAATCTCCAAAAGTCAAAGAGATCAAGGAATATTTCAAGAAGATTTATCCAAAAGTCGGAGAAAACGATATCGCCCTCATTAGCGAGGTCTACGTAGACTCTCATCGCAAAAGGATGTATCTTGCTAATAAGTATCCTAGTTTAAAGTATGATGAAATCGAGTTGTTAGGCGACCTTATCACAGATGAAGACATTGAACAGTATGAAAAAGATTCCGGCAACTAAGAGCGATTTTAGTTGTGAGTTCTGTGGAAGAGGTTTCCAGCGCGAAACTACAATGGGCAAACATTTATGTGAATCTAAAAGGCGGTGGCAGGACAAAGACTTGCCAGGCAATCGCATAGGATTCCAATCTTGGATCAGGTTTTACGCAAAGAATACTGCAACAAAGAAACCTAAGACCTATCTAGACTTTACTAAGTCTGCATATTACCTAGCGTTTGTTAAGTTTGGGCATTATTGCGTCAACATAAAGTGTCTAAATGTTAACAGGTATGCTGATTGGTTATTAAAAAATGATATCAAGATTGATAGCTGGTGCAGTGATGCAAACTACACTAAGTTTCTCATTCAACATCTAAAGGACGAAGATCCAATGGATGCTATTGCTCGTAGTATTGAGAACACGATTGAGCTTGCAAAAGCAACAGGAATCGAAACGAAAGACTGCCTACGCTATGCAAATCGAAACAGACTAGTCTATGCTATCACTGCCGGAAAGATCAGTCCTTGGATGTTGTTTCACAGCGAGAGTGGCATCAAATTGATCGAAGACTTAGACGAATCGCAACAGAAGATGATCCTAGACTATATCAATCCAGAGCAATGGGCTATAAAGTTTAGGCGCGATTCAGCTATCGTTGTCCAGGTAAAGGAACTATTAGCAGCAGCAGGTTATTAAGCATGGCATACAGCAAACGGTTTACGTTGAGTTCAACTGTGTTTAATGATCTAGTATTTTGGATGTTGGAATCAGGATATGATTGGAAACAGATCGGCATAAGCAATGATTATGTCAATCAGATTTTAGAACCAAAATGGGGAATGCAGTTAATAAGCTGGCCAGACAGAGAGTTTGAAATCGTAGATGAATCCAAATATATAATATTTTTGTTGATGAAATAATGGACAAGGTTGAACCTGTAGCTCGAACGATACAAATTATATCGGTGCAGCGTAAGATGCCCGACTATCCCAGCTATTGTGCCAATCCAATCATGTATTCTTTCTCTGAACTACTCAAGATGGTCACTTGGTGCCATATGACATTCGGGAACTCCGGATACAACCATACTACTAAACGTATTGTTTGGGAGTGCCATCATGAATCTGACATTAGTTTTTGGTTTAAAGAAAAAAAACATGCCATGCTTTTTAAATTGAGGTGGGCTTGATGCAAGATCAGCAGCTGGCAAACTACGACAGCAGTAAAGGTTGGGAAAATACTAATCCGGGCTGGTACGAAACAGCCGTGATATTTGATCCAAACGGTCATGTTTACTATACTGATATGCTCGACTGGTTATATAACCAAATCGACAGTTGCGAGAAACACAGTAGGTGGGGATTTGTTGACGGAATATGGAAAGTTAAGTTTAGATATGAGAGAGATTTTATATGGTTCAGACTAGTATGGGGTTAACTTCTTATCAAGATGAAATAATTGATGCAGTGCCCCAGACGCAGAAGATCAAGAAGAAGATTGATGTAGATGGTGTCTGGGAAGACAGACTGTTCATTCGCATTCCGATCGGATCGGAACGTATATCTAGAACCGCCGGAAAGCTAGAGCATTGGTGTCGTGACCATTACAAGGAACCGAGATATCTTGGCAATTGGTTCAAAGTACCTGGCTACATCATATTAGATGAAAAGACATATACCCACTATAAATTGTGCGAATAGATTTATTTGTACTTGACATCCACTAAATCATCGTGTATTATGATGATATACTAAAAAGAAAGGTGAATTTTATATGGCTACTGCCATCATGCTAGACATGGAAACGCTTGACACAGCTACGTCAACTGTTATTCTCACTATCGGTGCGGTACTGTTTGACCCAATGGGTTCTGGTGTTATTGAGCGCCTAGAACTTCGTCCTACGATAGATGAGCAGACCGATGTATATAATCGCACTATAAGTGATGATACCCTGCGTTGGTGGAGTGAACAGAGTTCCGAAGCCATCAATGAAGCGATGGGCGACCGTGATCGTATTAGCTATCGTGAATGTATGGAACAACTTTACAAGTTCTGTTGGAACAAAAAGAATATCTGGTCCAATGGTTCTGTATTTGACATCATGATCGCAGAGTCGGCCTTCAAAGACCTAGAGATGCGTGTACCCTGGCAGTTTTGGGCCATTCGAGATTGTCGCACGATATATGATATTGCAGGTGTCAGTCTCAAGGACGGCGGGCATGTTACCTCGCACAAAGCAGTAGAAGATGCGGAACATCAAGCGATTGTAGTTCAGCGTGCATATCAAAAACTCTATAATGCAGGTTTTATTCACCTCAAGTGATGAGAATGAATGTTCCTAATAACATCGAAGACTTTGACTCAGATGATCCTGATATCGAGTTTCGCAAGAAACGACAGGACTATTGGAACATGATCAGGAAAGTCCTTGTCAAGGCTATCGACGAAGACTTACTCGAAAATTTCGATCTTGCCAACTTCAGCACTCACTTAGAACGAAACTATGGTCTTAGGATACATATCGTTGACGGTATGATTACCGATAAGTTTGACATTGTTGATGAAAAGTTATATGTTTTGTTTCTATTGAAATGGAAATAGATGAGAATTGATTCAGACGTTGATATTGACACAGGCGACCGTGACAAGATACTTAGCTTGATCAAATATATTCCTGCGTCGATGAGAAACGTAAATCCTATCAGGAAACATGCATCTGGGGTATACCTCACTAGTATACCGTATGATCCTATTTATGACATGGCGTCTATCGACTACAAGGAAGCTGAAGATCGCGGATATTTTAAACTAGATTTACTAAATGTTCACGTCTACAATCTAGTTCGTGATGAAGAACATCTGATTAGCTTGATGCAAGAACCAGATTGGTCAATGTTGAAAAATAGGAAAGTTGTCGAGCAACTGATACACCTAGGTAATCAATATAATACAATCAGACGAATGCCGGAACCCATAGATTCTATTCCTAGACTAGCGATGTTTCTAGCAGTAATCAGACCTGCAAAACGACATCTATTAAACAAGTCTTGGAAAGAGATCAACGAAACAGTCTGGGATAAAGATGATACTGGCTACCATTTTAAGCGTTCGCATAGCCTTGCCTACGCAATGCTGGTTGTGGTTCATCTTAATCTTTTGACAGAAGCTGCACGAGTTTGATCACCTGCTAGGAATCACGTTCGATCAAAGGGCCGGGAACTTGTATCAAGATAGCCAAAGAGAAACGCAAGAAAAACTTAGCAAAAGTAATCAAGGCATCCGTTTAATGAACATGACGCTTTTGCGCTTTGCTCGCTTTTTCATGAAATCGGTCATGCTAACGACCGGGCCATAGACGATATCTAAGCTCTTATTATTAAAAGTACGAATATAAGGTTTAAAGATACCCCATTCTTCTTTTAAGAACATGTTAATGGGAATCGTTCTATTTGATTCCCACCACCAGACTTCACCTAATTCTAAGAATTTTGTTCTTAGTTCAGGGAGAACCAATGAACCATAGTCATACATTGTAGTGACCATGTAATCTCGATTCTGAATAATACCAACATAGTCTTGCTGGGCATAGGAACAGACCGTTATAAACGGGTAATTTTCGTTTAGTTTCTTAAAAAAATCGGGTGTATTCATGCTAAAGTATATTTACACCAAAATTTCCAAAGTTAATATTTTCATATTATAGGGCATAAATATAGATACTAAGGAGCATCTCGTGTACGCAACGTCAGTATTCTATTATTTTCAAAGACAGATCGTGGTACTCCTATTAGGAAACTCAGTGAGGAAATACATGCCGCAGTATAGCAAGCCCCTCGTACTAAACAGAGGGGTGGATAATCAGATACAATTCCAGTTTTTGGATCAGCAGCAAAAACCAATTGACATTACTGGTAAAGAGATCATCTGTAGGGTTATCAACTATGATGGCACTGAAGTTCTTATCCAGAAAGCTCTTAGTTTACAATTAGCATTGACTGGAATCGCAGCACTTGAACTTAATGCCGCAGAAGTCGAGGACATTCCTGCACAGAAATGTTATTATTCATTGGAGATTCCCGTTGGCGCATTTAACTATCCGGTATTCGTAGATCAGAATGCAGGAGCTCGCGGGGTGTTGAATGTAGTTGACTCGGTGCTCCCGTCGTTCGTGCCGTCATCCAACATTACCATTCCAACTGGTCAACCTTTCCCTAATCTCAATAATCAAACCGAGTGGACATTGCCAGCCAATGCCCGCGCATACTATAGCAGCGTGATCAATACTCAGGATAATCCAATACTCACGATCCAAACCACATTCAACGAATACAACGGCAATGTTCTCATTGAAGGATCCTGTCAGCCAGACTCTGAGTGGTACCCGATAACTGATGATTACTACGCCAATACGAGTGACACGGTTGGATATACTATCAGGGGCTATCATCCATTCGTGAGAATGGTATTCGAATCTGACTCAGGTGAAGTTACAAAGATTTTGGCTAGATAACATAACCGTAATACTTGATTTTTATATCAAATATGCTACGATAGATTATGTTTGATGTCCTAACCCTTATTCAAGGCAAGAAAAAGCGTACACAAGATGGCTGGTATAGCTTCAACGCTCCCTGCTGTCATCATCGCGGACATAATGTTGACAAAAGAATGCGAGGTGGCATCAAACAAAACGGTGACAACTGGTCTTTTCATTGTTTCAACTGTGATTTTAAGTGTAGCTTTATATTAGGTAGACAATTTTCGTTTCCAACCAAACAGTTTCTTGGTTGGTTGGGTGTCGACGAGAGTCAGATTACCAGATGGAATCTAGAAAATCTACGACATAAGGACTTGATCGAATACGTTACCGAGACCAAACAAAAATTTAATCTCAAATTCGATGAAGTTCAGCTTCCTGTAGCTGAACTATTAGACGAGAATAATCCAAAGCATAAACGATTCGTAGATTATGTCAACAGTAGGGGACTGAAAGCTACGGATTATCCGTTCATGGTTACTCCAGATGACCATGGAAGAAATAATAATAGAATCATCATTCCCTATACATACAAGAATAAGATAGTGGGACACACTAGTCGTTATCTTGATAACCGCGCACCCAAATTTATTAAAGATCAACAATCTGGTTTTGTATTTGGATATGATTTACAGAAACCAAACTGGGAAGTATGTATTGTAGTTGAAGGCATATTCGATGCACTGTCTCTTAACGCATTAGCACTTACACACAACACAATTAGTGAAGAACAAGCAGGACTTATACGTAAACTTAATAGACGAGTCATTGTCGTCCCTGATCAGGATAAAACAGGATTACTGATATGCGAGCAAGCATTAGAGTTCGGGTTTCAAGTATCTATTCCAGCCTGGGGTTCAGAAGTAAAAGATGTGAATGATGCCGTACTAAAATATGGTAAACTACCGACACTTTTATCTATCTTACAAAATGCGACAACCAGTAAAATCAAAGTAGAAATGGCGAAAAGAAAACATGATAAAAAACTTTAACGCAGATGTGCAAGAACTATTCTTGAGAATGATGGTTACGAATGCGGAACTTTATACTCGTGTTATGAATATCATGAATCCAGCAAATTTTGATCGTACTCTTCGACCCGTTGCAGAATTCATAGTAGAACATTCTACAAAGTATAGCGTGATGCCTGATCCTTTGCAGATCAAAGCAACGACCGGAACAACTATCGATACTATCCCTGAACTAGATGAGGGGCACTACGATTGGTTCTTGGAAGAATTTGAATCATTCACAAAACGTCAGGAGCTTGAACGAGCTATCCTCAAAGCAGCCGACATGCTTGAGAAGGGAGAATTCGATCCAGTCGAGAAACTGATCAAAGACGCAGTTCAGATCAGCCTCCAACGCGATATGGGCACTGATTACTTTGCTGATCCCAAACAGCGCATCCATAAGTATTTCAACGCAGGCGGACAAGTCAGCACTGGCTGGCCTCAGATGGATCGGTTGTTGTATGGTGGATTTAGTCGCGGAGAGTTAAACATATTCGCAGGTGGTTCTGGTTCTGGTAAGTCACTTGTCATGATGAACATCGCGTTAAACTGGCTACAGAGAGGCCTCAGCGGCGTGTATGTCAGTCTCGAACTATCAGAAGAACTGACTTCGTTGCGCACAGATGCGATGTTGACCAGCATGAGTACGAGAGACATTCGTAAGGACATCGAAACGACTGGCTTGAAGGTCGTGATGATGGGCAAGAAGTCCGGTAAGTATCGGGTTAAGGGTATGCCGGCGCAAAGCACTGTAAACGACATTCGTAGCTATCTCAAAGAAGTTCAGATTCAGACCGGAATCAAGGTAGACTTCGTGATGATCGACTACCTCGATCTTGTCATGCCGGTCAGCGTGAAAGTCAATCCTAATGATCAGTTTATCAAGGATAAGTATGTGTCAGAAGAACTTAGAAACCTAGCGAAAGAACTAGGCGTTCTCATGGTAACTGCGTCGCAATTGAATCGTTCAGCGGTTGAAGAGATCGAGTTCGACCACAGTCACATCGCAGGAGGTATCTCAAAGATCAATACTGCTGACAATGTATTTGGTATCTTTACTTCTCGTTCGATGCGCGAACGCGGCAAATATCAGATCCAATGTATGAAATCTCGTAGTTCGACTGGCGTAGGTCAAAAGATTGACTTAGAATATAACATCGAGACTATGCGTATTACTGATGAAGACCCAGAAGGTGATAGCAAGCCACCGCCTAGTGCAAGCCAGATCATGAGTCAGATCAAGAATACTAGCACTGTCGGGACGAATATAGATATATCACATCCATCCATTGAAGAAAAACGAGTAGTTCCTGACATTCAAAGCGCAAAATTAAAATCTCTATTAAATTCCCTTAAGAAATGATTTTGTTTCTTTCGAATAAATACTGTTAGTAGGATTTTACTCTCAATGCAGAAAAAAACAAAAAGCCTCCTCGAGGAGTTGCAGTCGTATAGCGAGACTCGTGATATCAATCACGTGATCGAATCTCGTGCATCTAATATTATCACGAGTGCTATCAACTTGATAGAACTAATGCAGCGTAATTATTCTCCTGAAAAAGCAGAACTACTCGAAAAGAAATTGCTTAGTGCTATCCGAGGCAAAGATCAAGCAAGATTTTCCAAAAGCTTGAGGAAGAAAAATGAAAATTAATGAAATAGGATTACCCAACATAATCGGAGACGTAGGTGCTGCTGCATTTAGAAGTAAAGGTCAGCCTGGAACCACAATCAAGTCTCAGATGATTCAGGATATTTTCATCAAAGATTTTGTAGGAGATGCAGCAACTTCATTGAGCAATGGAATCTTGGGAGGGTTGATTGACCCAACTGCAAAATCAACTACCACTAGTAATCCACCAATTACATCCGAATCGAGGTATGACAAGATGAATCATGTCTTTGAAAGCATTATTAATATCAACGAACAAGCAAAGCTAAGAACAATCAGTGATTTTATGATGGATTGGTTTACTTTGTATATGAAGGGGGTAAATTGGGAATCGAGCAGAGCAGTTGTTCAACAAAATCTCAACAAATTACAGGATGAATATCCCAGGAACGTAAAAGAAAATCTCACGACTTTAGCAAGAATTGGACTAGCATTAATAAGTGTTAATGTCGGAAGAACGCCAGCGGGCGCCCCACCGGAATTCAAAAAAGCTCAACAACAAGAACTCGCATCCGTGGAAGAGCTTAAATCTGACCTCGATAACTTGAGCAATAGCAACCCCCAAGCTTATAATGAATTAGTTAGAGCTTTAAAGCCAGTCAACATCACAGGATAAATTATGCTTACAGAAGGCGGCTCGATGCCCGGCGTCGGTGCGATTCATATTAGTGAGATCGAACCTACTCTTAAATCATTGGAAAAAGTATTAGGCATCGATTTGCGTAATAACACTCTGGGTAGTGTCGGCAAGAAACAGTTCTCGGGTGATATCGATGTCGCCATCGATATCAAGCCAGATGATATTCCTGCCTTTGTTGAGAAACTAAAGTCTATTCCTGAGATCATGGAACTTGCTAAAAGTTCAGTGATCATGACTAAAGTTAAGATTTCTGGGTATGATCCCGAGAAAGAAGCGCCAGGAAAGTCACGAACGGGATTTGTTCAAGTTGATTTTATGCCCGGCGATCCAGGTTGGATGAAGACATTCTACCACGCTCCCCATGAGAAAGACTCGAAATATAAAGGTGTCTACAGAAATATTTTGATTTCGACAATCGCTGCATTTCTTGATCGCAAAGATTCTGAAGAAAAGATACCAGACGGTAGATCACTGCAATCTGAGCGTTATATGTGGAGTTCAGCAGATGGATTAGTCCGTGTCAAAAGAACACCCGAACCTAACAAAAAGGGAGACGGGTACACAAAGAAAAATATCAACAAGATCATCGATGGTCCCTACAAGAATCCAGACGAGATCGCCAGAGTACTTAAGCTTGATAATGCAGATGACTTATATTCATATGAGACATTACATAAGGCAATGGACAAGAATTATCCACCTGAACTAGTCAATAAAATACTAAAAGATTTCGCCAACAACTCAGTGATCAAAGACGCGGGCGTTCCGGATGACATCAAATCTGGATTATCTGAAGCGAAGATAGGGTCTACCGAATGGTTTAGGATATTACTGGATACCATATTATGAAGATTAGAGAGATTCTCGGTGAGTCGCGTATCCTAGCAGAATCAGCTAGAATCCAGCATGCGGAAGATATACTCTTTTGGGAAGGTAGTAAAGGTGCAGTTCGTGCCATCCAAAGTCTAATCAACATGGAGAAAGGTGGCAATAAAGCTACTACTGTCAAGTGGGATGGAAGTCCCGCTGTTATTTTTGGTAGAGATGACAATGGTGAATTCATATTTACTGACAAAAGCGGGTTTACTGCCAGAGGATATGATGGCAAAGCTAAATCAGGCAAAGACTTAAAGAACATGTTCTTGAACCGTTCAGGTGGCAAGAACAGAGAGAATCCTAGTTATGTGAACTTCGCTACGAATATGCAGAACGTTTTCGATGTATTCGCTAGAGCGGTTCCGCGAGATTATAGAGGTTATTTCAAGGGTGACCTGTTGTACTTCAATACTCCACCGATAGTGAATGGCCATTACGCGTTCAAACCTAATGTAGTAGAATATTATGTTCCGATCAACACTACATTAGGCAAACAGATAGGTCAATCTAAAGTAGGTGTAGTGATTCATCGTCAGATTGACGATATGGGCAACGAAAGCCCGTTAACGGACGGTAAAGTGTTGCGTAGCGGAGAATTATTAGTAGTTCCTCCAGTAACAGTAGAACAACCACCGCAGGTAGATATCAACGCAACTAACAAACTGATGTCAATCGCTCGTACACATGGGCGCGATATCGATATGTTGTTGGATGATAGTGAGTTGCGTGAAAAGAAGATAAGTGATTTTGCTAACATACTCTATACTTACGTGAATAGTAAAGTAGACACGGGTCTAGCTAACATAGGCGCTGATTTCCAGCAGTGGTTAGCATCCAGTAAAGTAAGTACAGTCAAGCAAGCTAAAATAATCCAGCATATATCTGATAATCTTACAGGCTGGCAAGCACTATGGACATTGGTTGCAGGCATTATGAATGTAAAGAATGGCATCATCGCACAACTCGATAAGAGTAGTAGTATCAAAGCTACGACTGCAGGTCAAGAAGGTGGTGAAGGATATGTCATCGCGGATCCACAAGGAGATATCAAACTTGTAAATCGTAGCGGATTTACTGCGGCCAATCGTGCGGTTCAAAGGTAAATCATACCCAAATCCGATTTTTTTTACATTAGGCATAAATATCATTATGAGTCAATGAACTCACTTTTTTAAAGGAATATTGATATGGCACAATTCACACGTACAAACGGCGACTTCAAGCCAGTAATGAATATGGACTCCCCAGCATACACCAACACTGGTGTTAACGCTGTTACATCGGCTGCATCTGTCCAGCCACAGGGCCCAAAGCTCGAATTCTTCACTATCGTTGCAGCTTCTACTAGTGCATTCAGCACAACACAAGTAAACGTCATCGTTCAGACTGTTCAGCAAAAAGCAACTATCTATATGTATGAGTTTACTACTGCTGGTCCTGATACTATAGCATTCGCTGTTTATCCAGTCGGCGTTTGGGCTACAGTTGACGCTACTTATGGTGCAAATGCTAACGTTGTTGCAGCAGTCAATGCTGCACTTACTGCCGCTTCAGTTGCCAACACTACAACTGGTCTTGCGACTGCAACCTTCACTAACTAAGCTTAGCTAGACATAAAACCGAAAACCCGAGAATAATTTATTCTCGGGTTTTTTTATGCTCTAAATATATCTATGTCACATCGCATCAGTTGCCTTACACTGTTTGATATTACACATACCGGAGTAATGAATAGAAGTAAACCTACCCCGGATGATATTGACAACTGGATGCACCGGCGTAATACGCAATGTAATTTTGATACTTTATTGCAAGTTATATCATTGCGTTCACAGCCCGAAGTAATTAAAATGCCAAATAAGATAAGCATTCACGAAGCAGAATTTGAGAAGTTTGGGGTTTTATATAGAAACAGCCCCAGACACTATTGGAAATTTGAATTTGAAGTACAGCATTCTAATGTTTTCGAGAATGGAATTGTTCCGTTAGGAGCGTTGTATAAGGACTGCGACGGCGTACCGATGATAAGATGCAATGGGCAAGAAGATACGCTACCTGCATTTTTGGACACTTCAGACGAGTTAAAGAACATCTATTTTGAGGTAGTATAATGCACAATGCGATAAAACTCGATCATTTTTTTATGTCAGAACTTAGCTCTGATCTTAAGCATATAATCATCACGTATGACAAAAAAGGAACCTATGAGCTATATGGAAAATATATCATTGTTCTTGCAGAGTCTGGCTACTATAGAGTAAAGTCCAACGTCATGCCAAAACCAATTGAGTTCGCTACGCTTAGGAATGCGACTATCTGGTGTGTGTTACACAACGAACGTAAATATCGAGAAGCAGAAAAGTTCGAAATGTTAGATTTGAAACTATGCAGCATCGAAACTGAGATCGCCATACACAAACGTTTGATCAAGATGTCCAATACTACTGAGTCCAAATTCATATACACCGTGAAACTTCAACAAGACAGGACCAAACGTAGAGGTATTCTCAACGAACTCACCTATTATATAAATAGCTGTAAGTACATCCAGTCTACTAGGTTTAAAAAACTCAAACGCCCAACTTTTTAGACTAGGTGTGATAAATACTATATCAACACGGGAAGAGTACCACTCATGAAACTAAATGATTTTGACAAAAAGAACGTTGCAGCCAGAGCATTGCACGAGTCTTTTGCTATGAATTTTGATGTATCTAACTTAGACCGAGCAAAGACTCGTGTAATGCTTAACAAAGTAAATAGCCTCATCAACGAATCTAGAAGATCACCTAAATTTCATACAGCCCTGAACGATCCAACTTATCTGAAGTTGAAGTTTATGGAACAAGTACTATCTCAGCACTTGAGGACAGCTAAGACTCCTCGTATCGTATTCGAAAACGAAGAAGTAAATAGATCACAAGTTATTCTTGCTGCACAAGACATGGTCGACTCGATTCAGAAGTATTATGAAGATGTTAATGATATGCTCGTCAAAGAATTACCTGCCATCATTGACTCGATTCAATCTGAAATCGGAGTTACCGAAAGCGATGCATACAACCAACAGGCATATGGCGCGTTGACGACACTTAACGCTGCACTTCAGGCAGCAAAAACCGCAATGACAGATGCACTTAACGGCCTAACTGGTCAAGGCAACATGAACGAATTCGGAAGCGAACCTGGTATGGGGGACGAAGAAGTAGATATAGATTTTGATTTGGACGACGAAGCTCCTGCAGAGGAAGAACTTCCTCCGATGCCTGATCTAGGTAGCCCAGAAGAACCAAATGATTCGATGGGCAACGTAGGAAGAATGAAGCGATAATCAAATGCTTCTTTTTGAACTAGATCAAGACCGAACTGTCGTTGATAAGATCATAGTATTGACTAATCAATTAGCACAGGATCTCAAAGACGGTGAACTCGGAGACGATTATACCGTAGACGACCTATTAAACTATTTTCAAAATTACGACGTTATTCTTGATGTCGAAGACTTGTATGGAATGATCAAGGTTCCTCCTTTAAAGGACCTGATTAAGAACATTCAAGGAGACGCAATAGTATTTAAAGGACAGCAGGGAGCACCTGCTCCGACATTACCCGACAGTGACGCTAACAAAACAGTCGCTAAAATGGCTAAAAGAGCAATGAAATAAAACTTGACTTTTGCAATAATTTGATCTATACTATAGAATAAATGATTACATTAACTAGCCACGCCGAAGAAAAAATCAAACAACATCTATCGAAGCATGACTCTGGTATAGGCATCAGAGTCAGTGTGAAAACTACCGGATGTTCTGGATTATCTTACGTACTAGATTACGTCGAGGTTGCAACAAGCACAGACATTGCGCTTGCTCAAAATGGATTTGTCTTGTTTGTTGATCCTAAATCAGTCGAGTACTTGACCGGAACAATCATAGATTACGTACAGAAAAACTTCGATTCGAAGTTTAGCTTTATAAACCCCAATGCAACCGATTATTGTGGTTGCGGAGAAAGTTTCACCATTTAAATGGCACTAATTAGCAAATTTCCATACGCTGCGATGGAGAAGGTAGAAGTCGACGGCAAGCGTCGGTATCTCACTCCCGACGGCAACAAAGTTCCTAGTGTAACGACTATCTTAGAGGCAACAAAATCTGAGGAATCTAAACAAGCTCTACAGAATTGGCGAAACAATGTAGGTCATAAGAGAGCAATAGAGATCACTACAGAAGCTGCCAATCGAGGAACTAGGATGCACAAGTGGATCGAAAACTACATCAAAGATGATGACCCTGGTTCACCGGGCAGTAATCCATATAGTCAGCAAAGCCATCTGATGGCAACCCAGATCATCGAACATGGATTAGTAAACTGCAACGAATATTGGGGTACTGAAGTTGCATTATATTTTCCCGAAGTTTATGCAGGCACTACTGATTTGTGCGGAATACATGCCGGTGCAGAAGCTATCATGGATCATAAACAATCAAACAAAGTAAAGAAGCGCGAATGGATCGACGACTACTTTGTTCAGACTGCTGCATATGGAACTGCACATAATGAAGTGTACAATACCAAGATACGTAAAGGCGTTATCTTTATGTGCGTCAAGCCAGAACTAATAAACAACGTTTGGACTAAACCACAGTACATCGAGTTCGTTATCGAAGGTAATGAATACGATAAGTATCAGGATATGTGGTATAAGCGATTAGAACAATACTATTCTAAATTCGTTTAAGGGTTTCGTCCCACTTGAGATAAATACGTATAATCAAGGATTAGGTTATACGTATGATCGTTTACAAAACCACCAATAATTTATTAGGTAAGTGTTTTATTGGCAAAGATGCTAATAATCTCCGATCCTATTTGGGGGCTGTCAAGGCTCTACCCAATGCCGTCAACACTCACGGCAAAGAAAATTTTGAAAAAAATACGCTAGAAAACGATAGTATAGAACTACTGTCTATTGACGGGAAACGAATTCGGTCTTATAAAGAGGATAATTTATAATGGCCATCTTGCAAATCTCTAGGATACAGCATCGATCAGGCAATCAAGTTGACTTACCGCAGTTAGCTGAAGCCGAATTAGGATGGGCAACCGATACCAAACGACTTTTTATCGGTAAAACTACACCTAACGAAAATATCGAAGTGATGACTGCTTATTCGAATATAAGTTTTAGTCAAATCACAGGTGCGATAGGCAACTTAAATATAAATCCAGTAACACTAGCGAACGGGCAAGCTCTCGTGTACGATGGCTCGAATTGGGTCAATCGCGGCGGCAATGCAGGCGGCTTGATCACGCTGGGAAACGTGTCAAATGTTAATATCGAAGGCGGCGGCATTGGATACGTGCTAGAAACAGACGGTCTAGGAAATCTATCTTGGACTCCTAAGTCAACCATTGTAGCCTATATTCAAAATGTAACGAAAGCTAACCCTGCAGTAGTCACCACTACACAAGACAATTTTTTCACCGATGGCGCTGCAATTACGATTACTAATGCAGTGGGGATGACCCAGTTAAATGGTAATTCTTATTATGCCAACGTGTTGACTTCTAATACTTTTTCGCTATATACTGATTCTTCTCTAACTACTCCTGCAAATTCATCTGCGTACACTGCATATGGCTATACAACTGTAAGTGCTACTACGGTAAACACTAATCTTATTACAGTTGCAGCAAACGTACAAGCACTGTTGACGGTCAATGCCCCAGTCAGATTTACTGGAAATATCGCAGCTAATTCGGGTGGCAATCTAACAGGATTGCTTCCTAACGTAACGTATTATGTAAAATCTACACCTAGTACTACTACGATGACAGTATCTAGTGAATTGCTAGCCAATGGAGTAGCTGGAAACATAGTAGTACTATCAACCGCTACTAGTTTATCGGCCGCTGTTTATCAAGAGGGCGGCCGAGCCGTATCGTTTGCGATTGCCGGCAATAGTGTTGGTGCAGGCGGTTCCAACTCGACTATTCAATACAACAACACCAATCTATTAGACGGCGACCCCGATTTCACATACAATGATTCTACCAAATTACTAACTTTAAACGGCAATGCTAATGTAGGCAACTTAAATGCAACTGGTGTATTGACGGCCACTAGATACATTTCTAATATAGCAACTGGTACTGCTCCATTATCTGTTACTTCAACCACGCAAGTAGCCAATCTCAATGTTGCTACTTCTGGTTCAGTAGTTAACGGCAATTCGAATGTTACTATTCCCGCAGCAAATGGCAATGTCAACATCAGTGCGGCAGGGAATGCCAATATTGTTGTTGTAACTGGTACTGGTGCAAACGTTGCTGGCACGTTAAGAGCGACCGG